TCGTGGTAGTGCGTCTTGGTAGCATACCTGGTATCGAAGCGCGCATCAGTGTAGTACAGGTTGGTGCCTTCGCTGATATTGCTTGTAGTCAGGATAACGTCGCCGTCTTGGTCGGGCGTTTCCTCATTGACCGACTGCACGTAGATGCTGTGGTCCGGTATCGTAGGCTGGTTCGCGAACTCGTAGCCCGTGCGACCACTGTTCACCACCAGCACTTGGCCCGCCGTGCCGATGCCCGCAGGCGTATCGCTCAAGTCGCTGATGAGCGCCGCGCCGATGCGGACGTCTACCCGCGCGTCGGTGTAGTACAGGTTGCTGCCTTCTGGTATCTCCGCGGTCGTCAAGTTGACATCGCCTTCGCGGTCCGCCGTCTCGCTGTTAATCGTGCGCACGCCGTCGAACGGTCCGTCGGTGCTGTTCGCGAACGCTGCGCTCAAGCGTGCCGCGCGCTCGGTGCTATTGCTTGCCAGCGTTTGCCCGAAGTATTGAATGAAGATGATGAGGTCCGCGGAGCCTACAACATTGTCTTGGTCAAAGTCACCGATGAGGCCGTTGGGAAAGTCGCTGCTAGTAACGCCGCTCAAGTCGGCGATTTGTGCCGCGAGCTGCTCAAGGATGCCAGTAGTGTCAAGCGTATCCAGCGACAGGTCGAGCGTAGCGGTACCGTCAGCCAATGACACTGTGCCGTTCGGGAAGACCAACGTGGTAGCTGTGCCGGTGGGCGCGCCGTCGGCTTCCTCGATGGTCAAGCTTCCGCCGGCTTCTACCGTGGCGGTGTTGCCGTTGATCGTGACGGTGCCGTTGGAGAAGACCAGCTTATTTACCGAACCCGTCGGGGCGCCGTCTTCCTCGGTGACGGTGATGACGTTGGTGGGGGAGAGGCTGTAGGCGACCGCGGTCCCGGTGCGCTGGATGCGCACGTCATAGGTCTGTTCTAGGACATACACCCGTTGGTCGGGGTCGAACTGTATGTCGGAAGTATCGAAGTCGATGGACTGCACCTCGACGCCGCTCACGGTACCGCTCACGCGATCGAGCGCAGCGCGCACGGCGATACCCAAGTTCATGCCGCTTTCGTAGTCGTCGCTCACGCAGTACAGTTCCACGCGCGCGGTGTCCAGCTTCGACGTGGCGTTCTTCGTTCCGCTGGGCGTGGTGTCGGTTACCGTGTAGACGATGAACGGCGTGTCAATGTCTTGCTGTGCCAGCTCCGGGTAGATGCGGTCCGCGCAGATGGCGCCTACATCGGCGCTGTCCTTCAATAGCTTGTATATCGCTTTGCCTGTTTCCATTATTGCCGCTTCATAAAGTCGTCGAAAGCTATTCGGTACAGCTGCGTCAGCTTCATCATCATTTCGTTGAATACTGACGGAGTCATAGCACGTTCGTAGAAGTTACGGTTAGGTCCGTTGTACGAACCTGGTCCGCCCATGTGCTTCGGTAAGTCGCCGTCATGAATGAAATGCGCGAAGTAACCGTCATCCCGAATAGTGCCGGCACCAGGTCCAGTCTTCTCAATGATACCTGACCGTGGTCCGACCATGACACTGGTGCGGCTGCCTTTTGCATCAAAAGTTTTTATGGACCTTTTTAAAGTACCGTTTTCAATATCGTAGTCCGGCCCACGCTTGCCGCCTAGACGTCCAGTCCTGCTAACGTGTATGGTCTTGCCGTGATTGGTAATTTTTCTTTTGATGGCTTTGCGCGCTATAGCCGCCACCTTCTTGTGAATGCTCTTCACCTTCCGTTGGTCCTTACTGTGTCCCCACTTTTCGATTTGGTCGAATTGCTTTATCAGCTCATCAAATCCTTCAAGCCCGCGTGGGTTAACGAAGTGGGTGCCGCTCATTGCGTCGCGGCCTGTAAATCTACCTGCCATCGGTTCCTTTCTCTTTGCAGAAGATGCGCAGGCCGTCACGCCGGCCAATCTCTTCGAAACCTAGTATCTCGTAATCGCGAGACTCGAACACGATCTCATCGTCTTGGCTGATGCTCAAGCCAGCAACGTCGTCGGTGGGGTTGGGATGCCGGACCACGAACGTAACGGAGCGCTGCGGAAAGATTTGGTACGCCTTCATGCTCTCGCCAGCGCTACCGGCATAGATGACTTCCGCCCACATGTCTGTGTCGGTAGTGGCGCTTACCGTGGGCTGCCCGTAGTCGTCTTGGGTCAGCGTCTCCGCGCGGTGCGTTATATACCTATCTCGGCGTCCTGCGTTCTTCATGGCTGGTAGATGATGCGGAACGGATTAAGCAGCGCTTCCAGTCCGAACTTGAGACGGGTGCTAATGGTTCCCGTTATTTCCTCCTGGCGGTTCTCGTACATGTGAGCTACCAGCAAGCGGACGGCATGCACCACGGGCGCGGGCATAGTCGTGTAACCTGCAGTGAACGTAACCACCACCGGAGTCAGCGCGTAGTCGTATGTCGTCGGGTAGTCGCGGAAGGCGATGCGCGCCGGCTGGCTCACCTCATCGGTGTACCACAAAGTCGTGGCGAGCGTAGTCAGGTCGGCGGTGTAGTCCTTGTCCGCTGTCGTCTGGTACTTGACTTCAGTAATCGCGGTCACGGGTCCGATGGGGAAGTACGCCGGGCGCCAGTCGGTCAGGTACCCGCGCGCGGTGTAGCTGCCAAGCTTGATGTTGCAATGCTCTTCCACCCAGCTGATAGCCGCGGAGCGCAGTGCGCCAATCAAAGTATCCTCTTGCGTATGCGTCACGCGCAAGTGTGACTTGAGATCGGCCACCGTAATGATAGTGTCCTGATCTACCGCGGCTCCTGTTATCTCTACTTGCATGCCTTAAAAATAAGAAAGGCCGACGCAGTGCCGGCCTTTCTCGTAATTGTGGAGCCTAGTATTAGGCGTTGTCATGGACAGTGTAAGCAGCACCGGCGTGAAGCACGGCAGCGTCAGCGTACCTGTGGATGCTGATGCGAACCTGATGGTTCAAGTCCAACGTGTACGGGTTGATGACAATGTCGATACCTCCGAACAGTCCGAGAACAGCCGCCTGGTTGAAGTCGGCCATAATCAAGGAACCGTCGGCAGGCACACCGTTCACGGGCAGGAGGTCCGTAACGTAGTACGGGTATCCGCAAACAGACAAGCGACCAATATTTGAACGGTCAATCGCAGCGCTAACGTTTGCCACAATTTCGTCACCAGCCAAAACAGCGTGAGCCGTAGCGTCTGCAATGATTTGCACGTTCGACAGGTCAACACCTGCAGCAGCCAAGGAACCTTCACCGGCAAGAATGACCGCGGCACTAGCTTGGGCAACATTGTCACCGTCGCCAGTACCGATGATGGTATCAAATACCAACTTGTCGACCTCGCGATTCATCTGCGTCACCATGTCTTGGGTGATCAGAGCTTCGACAGCGGCACCGCCTTGCAACATCAGTTGCTCGGTAACGGTAACAAATGCACCGTAGCGCTGCGGCGTGAGGTCGCTGCTTCCGATAGCAGTTCCAGCGTCGGCGGCAATGGCTGCGCCTTCAGCTGGGTTGCTGATGCTGGCAGCCGTACCGACTACAGGCACCTTCACGTTTCCGGTAAGGCCGTTGAGTACACGACCGCCCATCTGCTGAAAGCGAGTGGGAGCGGCGAGAGCGGCAACACCTGCGGCGACGTTCTCGGGAACGAAGGCAGGAGAGTTGGTCAGAGCTGATCCAGCACCGAATTCACCAGCGTCACCCAAAGCACGGAGGACGGCAGACGGAACGGAGAGCTGGCCTTTCATGTTCACGTTGGAGCCGCGCACCTCGCGCAAAGCCTCCTCGGTGAATTCGGCAGCCACACCCGTGACACGCTTGCCTTGGTAGATGTCGCGGACGGCACCAGCCAAATCGAAACGCTTCGTCATGCTGCGCATCTCTTTGCTGTGCGAGCGGGAAGACTCGCCAGCGAGAACGGCGCTCTCTGCAATCTTGGCGTCTTCGCGCTTCACTTTCAGTTGCACGTCAACTTTGCGAATCTCGGAGGCAAGGCGCTCCAGCTCGGCCACGTCCGTATCGGACAAGTCGCGCTCTTCGAGGTCAGCGGATTTTTTCACGTCTTCGCGCTGGTCGACGTACTGCTGGCGAAGTG